GGATCATCCTCTAAGAGTCAGCATACTAAAGGACAAGCAGCAGACTTTGAAATATTCGGAGTACATAATAAGGAATTAAGTGATTGGATTGTTCAAAACATTGATTATGATCAATGTATACTTGAATTCTGGACACCTAGTGACCCTAATTCCGGATGGGTTCATTGTAGTTATAATGATTCTGGCAACAGAAGGCAGTACTTGAAAGCAGAACGTATTAATGGTAAAGTGGTATATTCAACTATAAGTTAATATATGCCAATAAGTAGAGCACAAATACCACAGCAAATAGAAGGCAAGCTTAGAGGTGCAAAACCATCTAGAGCTATGCTTGCATATAAACGAAAAAATAAAAAAAGGAAAAAATAATGGGTAAACTTTGTCCAAGAGGAAAAGCTGCAGCTAAAAGAAAATTTGATGTTTATCCAAGTGCCTATGCAAACATGTATGCGTCTGCAGTTTGTTCTGGAAAAGTAACACCAGGTGGTAAAAAGAAAATGGCAAGAGGTGGATTTGTTGCTAAAGGTTGTGGCAAAGTTATGAGTAATAGAAGAAAGGTTACAAAAGTTTATTAATATGGAAAATGGTCTTAGAAAATGGGTTTCTGAAAAATGGGTAGATATTGGATCTAAACGTAAAGATGGTTCATATGCTCCATGTGGCAGGTCAAAGGGCGAAAAAAGAAAAGGCTATCCTAAATGTGTACCGCTTGCAAAAGCAAGAGCAATGTCAGGAGGACAAAGACGATCTGCAGTACAAAGAAAAAGAGCTGCTGGAAATGTGGGACCTAAACCAACAAACGTTTCAACATTTGTAAAAGGAAAAGAATTTGCTAATGGTGGAATAGTGGATACTACAAAAATGAGGTATATATAATGGCAACATCAGGAACAACTAGTTTTGATTTACAAATAGATGATATTGTAGATGAAGCTTATGAACGTTGTGGAATTGGAACTGAAGCTGGATTTGATTTAAAGAAAGCAAGAGTTTCTTTAAACATTTTATTTTCAGAATGGGGCAACAGAGGAATTCATCTTTGGAAAGTAGCTTTACAATCAACTACATTAGTTGCTGGAACTACAAGTTATCTTACTCCAACTGATTGTGGAGATGTACTAGAAGCTGTTGTAAGAGATACTTCTGGTAATGATGTGGCTTTAACAAAAATTTCAAGATCTCAATACAGTGCTATACCTAATAAATCAGATCAAGGTTCTCCAAGTCAATATTATGTAGATAGACAGGTCAGACCTGAAATTTATTTATATCAAACACCAGATGCAGTAACTTATACATCTCTTCGTTATTATTATGTAAAAAGAGTTCAAGATGCAGGAGCTTATACCAACACAGCAGATGTACCGTATAGATTTTTACCATGTATGGTTTCAGGACTTGCTTACTATTTATCTTTTAAATATGCGCCGACAAGAACAGAACAATTAAAAATGTATTATGAGGATGAGTTATTAAGAGCTATTGATGAAGATGGTCAAAGAACTAGCTTATATATCTCTCCACAATCTTATTATCCAAATATTTAATATGGCTACTTTTGCAAAAGGAAAATATTCACAAGTAATATCAGATAGATCTGGTCAAGCTTTTCCATATAACGAAATGGTAAAAGAATGGACTGGAGAATTAGTGCATATTTCTGAATATGAAGCTAAACATCCACAAATTAGTCCAAAATATCATGCGGCAGATCCAATAGCACTACAAAATGCTAGACCGGATAGAGTAGAACCTGCGGTAAGAACAATACTTCCATTAAATCCTTTTAGATCACAGGTTGGATTAAATTTTTTATTAATAAATGAACCAGATCATGAAAGACAAACAGGGAATATTATATCTTTTGCTTATGCAGATGGTTTTGGAGGCTTTAGTCCAAATACCTTAAACAATACAAATGGATATTCTATAACTTTAGGCGCTCCATCAGGTTGGACAAGTCAAGCAGACTTTCCTACAACTGATTTTTATTATGTAAATTTAGGAGTAACAGCAACTCAAACTGCAATAGGTGGTGGCGGAGCCCCTATAACAGTTGGACCAACAACTACTACACCATGACATACGCAGAACTAGTTACAAAAATAAGAGACTATACAGAAGTAGATTCTAATGTATTTACAGCAACCATTATTAATGGATTTATTCAAGACGCTGAATACAGAATATTTAGAGATGTAGATGTGGATAACAACAGAGTTTATTATTCAGCTAATTTTATAGCTTCTCAAAAATTCTTATCTGTTCCAAATGATGTATATCTTATAGAATCTTTATTGGTTGTGGATACCACTCAAACTGGTAATCCTAGGTCTTATTTAGAACCAAGAGATGTATCTTTTATAACAGAGTACAATAGTACTGGAGCTACTGGAGTCCCTAAATATTACGGTAATTACAATGATAGTAACGTTATTGTGGCTCCCACGCCCGCGAGCACGTATGCGGTAGAGTTAAATTATATCTTGAAACCCACTCAATTATCTAGTACAAATACATCTACGTTTTTAAGTACAAAGTTTCCAAATGGCTTATTATACGCATGCTTACTAGAAGCATATGGGTTTTTAAAGGGACCTACGGACATGTTGCAATTATATGAAACAAAATATAAAGAAGCTGTTCAAGGTTTTGCTTTAGAGCAAATGGGTAGAAGAAGAAGAGATGAGTATCACGATGGTGTTCCTCGTCTTAATATTCAACAAAATAAGTAATGGAGTAAAAAATGGCTATAACAACAAATGCAATCGCTAACTCTTTTAAAAAAGAACTTTTAGAAGGAAAGCATAATTTCACTGTATCCACTGGAGATAAATTTAAACTTGCTTTATACACATCAAGTGCAACTTTAGGAAAATCCACAACAGTATTTACTACAACAAATCAAGTTACTGCTTCTGGATCATATACTTCTGGTGGTGGAGCATTAGTGAATGCTGGAACTTCTTTAGCTTCTAATACTGCAATCGTAGATTTTAATAATTTAAGTTTTACTTCTGCAACTATTACAGCAAGAGGTGCTTTGATTTATAATACTTCAAATTCTAATACAGCTGTTTGCGTATTAAATTTTAGTACTGACAAATCATCAACATCAGGAACTTTCACAATTCAATTCCCTGCATTTACAACTAGCGCTGCAATTATAAGAATAGCGTAAGGAGTACTTACAGTGGCTAATGGTTGGGGAAGAAACACCTGGGGGAGTGATGTTTGGAACGGTGAACCTAATCTAACCGAAGGCTGGGGTTTTAATGGTTGGGGTGAAACTGTTTGGGGAGACAACTACCAAATAGAATTAACAGGTGTTCAAGCTGACACAGCTGTTGGAACTGTTATTGCTGCAATTGATATTGTAGTTAATCTTACAGGATCTTCTTTACAATTAGATATAGGAAATGCAACCGCAGATGGTAACGCTGAAGTTTTTGTTACTGCACCAGATTTATTAAATTCAAATACAGGAATCGTAACAGTTCTTACAACTGCTAATTTTGCAGTTACAGGAATACAAGCTGACACAGCTGTTGGAACAGTAGATATTTCTGCAGGAGGAAACATATCAGTTAACGTTTCTGAACACACCCTTAACTCTTTTGTAGGTCAGGCTATTTCTGATGCGGGAGCTATTATTGATGTTGTAGGAAGTACAATTACCTCTTCAATTGGAACAGTAGTTGCAAGAGCAGATGTTAATGTAGATGTTACTGGTTCTAGCGCTACTTCTTCTATTGGAACTGTAACAGTTACAGCTGAAGCTAATGTAGTGCTTACTGGATCAGGGGCTATTATATCATTAGGAAATACTGATGAAATTGGAAGTGCTAATGTAGAATTAACAGGTATAGCTTTAGCTACAGCAATAGGTGTTGTAGATGCAGTATCTGTTGTAGATGTTACTGGAGTTTCTGCAAATACTGGAATTGGTAGCTTAAACATTGTAACTAATGTAGCTATAAATGTTACTGGAGTTTCTGCTCAAAGTAGTGTAGGATCTGTTAATATTACAGCTTGGGCCGAAGTAAGTACAGGAACCCCAGCAGTATATTCACAGGTAAGTACAGGAACACCTGCTAATTGGACAGAAGTTGACATAGCTGCTTAATTTAAATATATAACAAAAAGGAATTAATATATGGCATCAAGTTATTCTACAGATCTTAAACTAGAACTTATGGTTACAGGCGAAAACGCCGGTACATGGGGAACTAAAACTAATACAAATTTAGAACTTTTACAACAAGCAATTGCAGGTTATCAAGATGTTTCAATTGCAGGTGGAGCTCAAACAACAGCTCTTGCAATGACCAATGCAACATTATCTAATGCTAGAAATGCTGTTATAAAATTTTCAGGAACAATCACAGGAAATCAAATAGTTACAATTCCAGATGGAATTGAAAAAACTTACATATTATATAATGGAACAACAGGTGTATTTACAGTTCAATTTAAAAATGTATCAGGAACAGGACCAACTTTTTCTACAACAGATAAAGGATTTAAATTAGTTTATTCAGATGGAACAAATGTAACAGATGTTCCTCTTGGAGTTCCAGGTGGATCTAATACACAAATTCAATTTAATAATGCAGGATCATTTGGTGGTTCAGCTAACTTAACTTGGGATGGAACTAACTTTGTAATTGGTGCAACAGGAGAAGCAAGATTTCAAGATACAACAGGCGGTCAATATGTAGGACTTAAAGCGGCTGGAACAGTTCCATCTTCTTACACACTAGTATTACCAACAGCAACAGGAACCGCGGATCAAGTTATAAAAACAGATGGATCAGGTAATTTATCTTTTGCAACTGTATCAGGCGGCGCTTCGTGGCAAGCGGTTAAAATTGCAAACTTTAACATTACAGCAGGAGAAGGTTATTTTATAGACACAACTTCAACAACAATCACAGCAACTCTTCCAGCATCTCCTGTCCTTGGAGATTTCGTATCTATCATTGATTACGCAGGAACATTTGACACAAACAATTTAACAGTAGCTAGAAATGGTAAGCCCATTCAAGGTTCGGCAACAGATTTAACAGTTGCAACTGAAAGAGCAGGATTTACACTTGTATTTACGGATAACACTCAAGGTTGGCTGTTACAGAATAATTAACGGGGGTTTGAATGACAACCTTTAAAGAAATACGAGGCACAGCGATACAGTCAGTATCAACAGATCCATCTAATCCAGAGACAGGGCAAATTTGGTATAACAGCACTACAGCACAATTAAAAGGTTATCAGACTGGCGGAGTGTGGGCGAGTGGTGGTAACATGGGAACGGCTAGAAGATTACTTGCAGGAGCTGGCACACAAACAGCAGGTTTAGCAATTGGTGGATATATAATAGCTTCTTCTAGTGCTACAG